CAGTACGGCACCGATCAGGGGGCGGCCAACAACCTGTCCGCGGTCAACGTCGGCGCGAACAAACTGCTGAACCTGCCTGCGATCGCGGCGGTGGCAGTACCTGGCGACGTTGTGGTACTTTCGAACGCGACCGGGCAGTCGTCAGTCGACACGCTGTGGGATGCCTTCCAAGCTGACACGGCAGGGCAGGTCAACGGCGACGCCCTTCTAGCCTACCAGTGGGTGCGATAGCATGGCGTGGAAGAAACTTGACGACGAACTGACCGACCCGAATCAGCAGGAACCGCTGTCTGCCTTCCTAGTGCGGGGGCTGACGCGCAACGTCAACGACTACTCGACCGCGCTGACGCGGGGCGGTGCGTTCGCCTTCGACAACGAGACGCTGGCGATGCAGTGGGCGTCGTACGATCAGCCGACCGGCTTCGTCTTCACGGTCGACGTCGGCATCGCGGCGACGCAGGTGCAGTTCGACATCGTCGGCAACACGTTGACGAACGACAGCGGCGGCACGCTGGTCGTGCGCCACCTTGACACTAGCACGCAGATCTTCACGCCTGTCGCGGCTGACGCCACGCTGACGCCACGGACGGTGTCGTTCGACCTGCCGGCGCCGCTGACGGGGCTGCAGGGCTTCTTCATCGGGTGGCAGTCTGACGTCGGGCCGGATCTTGGCACGGTTTGGACGCGAGGCGGGGTAGAGAATCAGGTCTTCGTCGATGAAGCGAGCTGGCCTTTCCCTGTCGGCGCAGGCCTCGGCATCGAAACGCACCTGCTACTGCGGATCGATCAGGTGACGAACGCGGGCAACGTGCAGCCGAGCGGCGACGCCCGGCGCGACTACCAGATCTGCTACTTTCGCCACTTCTTCGGCAGCCCCGAAGGCACCTTCGTGATCTGGCCTGAACTCGACCAGACGCCTGCCGTGCTGCCGACGCGCTACGAAAGCGGGCTGCAGGTGCTAGGTCACGTCTTCGAACTCGGCTGCTTTCAGTTGTGGTCGGTGTCGGCGACGACGACCGAAGTGCGAGCGGGCAACGCAGGCCTGCCGAACGCCTACGACCAGACGACCGCGCTAGGTTCGATCGCCCAGGCGCCGTCGAACTTCCTGACGCCGGTCATGCCGTCGCTGTCGAACATCGTCAGCACGCCGGGCCTCTTCGGTCGGGTGCTGCGCGCTGGCGACCTGCTGCAGTTCACGTTCGCGGTGCAGAACGGCGCCGACTTCGGCGTGCAGGTCAACTTTCGGGCGTTCTCGATCAACCTGACGCAGCCGAACTTCGACACGCCCGACTTCACCTTCGACGTGCTTGACTACCTCGGCAACCCCATCGGATCGCAGGTGCTGCTGTCGAAGCAGTCGGTGCCGCGCTTCGTGCCGCAGACAGCCTACGGCGCGAGCGCTGGCAGCCTAGTCTGCGCGAACGGCGTCAGCAGCGTCGCCGACGAATGGGGGATGCGCGACGCGATGCCAGTCGTCGAAGTCATGCGCCCGACCCCGATCGCGATGCGGTACCCGACGACCACATTCCAAGCGCTGACCGTCGGCGGCGTCGGCACCACCTACACCGGGTGGATCACCTGCACGTCTGACATCTACGTCTACGGCTTCTTCAGCAGGCTCTTCTGATGGCCTTCACGGTACCTGCCACAACGCCACCCCTGTCGCCCTACCTGAACCCGCCGAACGCGATACGGGGCGACGCTGTCGACAGTCTGCTGCAGCGCGATCGCTACCTGTTCGCGACCCGTCGGCGGCTGATCTTCACTGGCGGCAAGTTCGACGCGACGTCGGGGTCGTTCGTGACGCCCTTCTTCTTCAGCGCTCGCACGTCGGCGGTCGTGACCGGCAACCTGTGGGTCGTCATCGCGGGCAACGAAGTCGAAGTGAAGGTCGACGAGTTCAACGTCGGCGCCACGCTGACGCTCGGCGTGTCGGGGGGCGGCTTCGAAACGAACGCGCAGCTGCTGACGGGCATCACTGCCGCGACCACGCTGGCGCTCGGCATTTCGGTGCGGGCGCTCGGCGCGGGCAACCTCTACAGCGTCTACATCATCGAAGAGATCCTAGCGGCGGGCGACCTGCCCTGACCGCGCAACCTGCGAGGCCTCATGTCTGTTGCCCTTCTATCGTCTGCCCTGCACGCCCTAGTCGGCTGCCGCTTGTCGCCGTCGCGTGACGGGATTCTGATCGTCTCGCCTGGCGGGTCGACCTACGACCTTGTCACGTGTCACAGCGACGAAGGCGCACTGCTCGGCGCTGTCGAGGCGCTAGCAGAGGCGCTGCGGGCTAGGGGCGCGATTGCAGCGGCTACACCCGCACCCGTCGCCCTGCCCGCGCCTGCGATGCCGCTGGCGTTCACGTCAGCGCTGCCCGTCGACAACATCGAAGCGCCGCCCGACACGGTCATTCACGGCGGCAAGGTCACGCAGGTGCAGAAGGTCGACGCCCCGTCGTGGGAGGCGCCGAAGGTCGAAGTCGTCAACGTCGCGGTCAAGCGCCGCACTGCAAAGGGGTCGAAATGAGCACTGCAATCGAGTTCAACACATCGCAGGCGGGCAAGGCGTGGCAGGTTGTCGACCTGCCGCCCCCGTTCTGCACCCTTGATCCTGCCACCCCTGCCTTCGCGGCAGCGGTGTCGACCTTCCAGTCGGCGAAGGGGCTGACGGCTGACGGCAAGCTTGGGCCTGCCACGCTGGCGAAGCTGCTGCAGCGGGCGCCTGTCGCCACCGGCGTGCTGACCGTCGACGCGCTGATCGCCACTGCCGAGCATGAAGCCGACCTGCAGGTGCGCGAAGTCGGCGGCATGAATCGCGGGCCGAAGGTCGAGGCCTATCAGAAGACGGTCGGGCTAGGGCCGGGCGACCCGTGGTGCGCCGCCTTCGTCGCGTGGTGCGTCATGCAGTCGCGGCAACTCGACAAGCCCCCGACGTGGTGCAGCGGCAGCGCGATCACATCCTGGCACAAGGGATCGAAGCGGGCGGGCGACGGCAGCACGACGCCGCTGTCGGCAGGCTACCAGTCGAAGGTGAAGCCGGGTTGGGTGTGGGTGCGCGCGAAAGATCCCGCAGGCGCCGACCTCGCCCGCAGTGGCAGTTGGGTGCAGGGTCACACCGGGATCGTCGTTGCCGTCGACAGCGTGGGCTTCTACACGGTAGAGGGCAACACGAACGACGCAGGGTCGCGCGACGGCGATGGCGTGTACCGCAAGCTGCACAAGTGGTCTGACGCGGCGCAGATCGCCCGCACGGTTGGCTGGTTCGATTCGACACACATTTGACAGGGGTTCACATGCTGAAGTTCACGCATTCAAAGGGCAAGATCAACGCGGGGCTGTCGGCGGGCGCGATACTCGGCGCAGCGATCCCGATCATCGTCACGGCTGCCACTGGCGGCGTCGGCGCCGTAGGCCTCCCACTGTGGGTCGCACTTGGCGGTGTCGTGTCGGGCCTGTTCGCGGGCAACGTCGAAGTGAAGTCAGCCGTCGAACGGGCGCTTGACGCTGACGCAGCGAAGATCAGCCGTGGCGAGTAGCAACCCGCCGACAGGTTCGGTCGAAGCGATCGTCAGCCGCACGTCAGTGTCGCTGCCGACACTATGGAAGGTGGTGTGGTCGATCACGTCGGTGCTAGCCGGTCTGATCTTGGCGCTGCTGTCGGTGCTGTACGGCGGCGTGAAGGCGGAGTGGGCCGCGCTGCGGGCTGACGTTCGCCAGCTGCAGCAGACGGTCGCGGCGCAGCCTACGGGCGAGCAGTTCCGCGAACTGACGCACCGGGTCGACCTTATCGAACGCGCAGTCAACGGGTGGGATGAATGATCGAACAGGATCCATCGACGACACTGGCGGACGCCCTCGCACGGGCGGCAATCGCCGAAGCCGAAGTCACGCGGCTGCAGCGCGGCATCGCACTGGAGATCGCAGCGACTGACCGCAAGGCAGCGCGCAAGCTGGCGATCCTGCGGCTGATCTTCCTCGGCATCGCGGCGCTGATGGGGTTCCTCGGCGTGCTGACGCTTGTGAACTGGTACGTGCCTGGCAGCGTCGATGCAGACGGCATCGGCTCGTCCTACTTTCAGATGAGCAAGGACATCCTGCTAGTTATGACCGGCATTCTCGGCAGCGCGATGGCGAACGTCTTCGACGGCGGGCAGCGTGGCGGCGGCAGGGCGGGCGACCGTGGCGATCAGCCCGATCAGCCCCCGACAGAGGGTTGACGACCTGCCAGCGGTCGCGGTAGGCTGCAGGCGGTCGTCGCGTTGCGTTCCTCCAACTACTTAGGAGGGTGAAGGTTACACTCACTTGTGACGCGGCGACC